AAGGTGATACTGGTGCAACAGGTCCTCAAGGGAACATTGGATATCAAGGTCCAAAAGGTGATACTGGTGCAACAGGTCCAGCAAGTAGAGCTCCAGGTCCACAAGGAGATACTGGTGTAACAGGTCCTATTGGAGCGACAGGACCAAAAGGTGATGACGGAAATACAGGACTAATCGGATCGACTGGTGTAACAGGTCCAATAGGCGCGACAGGCGCGACAGGCGTTGTTTCAGGTATATCTTCTATATTTTCTTGGAGTAATATTAGTCAACTCAATTTAAATAACACATTATTTCAATATGTTACATTTGAAAATGGACCTATTGGCCCGGTTGGTAATGGTTGGACGACATCTATACAATCTGGATATTTAGACACTACAAATTTTATTGCACCGAGTGATGGATATTATTTATTAACTTATAAATTAGATGTACGATCTGGAGGAGGTAGTCCTCCAGCCGCATCAACCGATTGTTCTACTGTATTAACTCAAAATGGAAATGAAATACCTGGTTCTTGTACATTGGTAGAAGCACCTGAAGCAAATCATATTTACACAATATCGAACACTGTATTAAAAAATCTTTCAGCGGGAGATATAATATCCTTATTATTTTGGTCAGGTGACATTCAAACAAAAATTGGAGACCCAGCACTTGTTACCGGACTTCTTCCAAATAATTCAACGCCATTAGAAGCCACTGCGTCTGTTGTATTTACGAGAATAGCAGATTAATTTCTATATTCTAACTTCTGTGACACATTCGATGACAATCTTCGCATACTGCTTTCAGATTCGCTAAATGATTTTTGTGAAATACACTACCATCATCTTTATGAATAAATCCCTTGGAATCTGCCATTTGTTGTGGAACCAAATGATGAACTTCTGTGCTCATTGAGTTTCCACATATTTCGCACATACTTCTAACTTTTTGACTATTATATTTCGACGTTTTCAAAGAGAGAAGAGATCCAGAAGAAGGATTATATTTTGTCCTCAATTGATCTGCCATCTCAATAAATTCCGTAGGAAGATGTAAGGATCGGCATACTTCCAGTCCATACATATTACTGCCTGCACCATCTCTTATTTTGCGATCATAAATCAACCGTTGGTTCTCTCTATCGTAGATAACTGCTAAATGTTTTAAAGATAATGCCTTTGCTTCTCGTATCTCTTCATAATCTACTATTTCATGTAAATGTGTTGCAAAAATGAATGAACTCTTCTTATTTAACAAACTTTGAACGCCAGCAACGAAGATACTCTTAGCTGATATACTTTCTGTTCCAGAACAGAGTTCATCACCTAGAACCAGACTGTTCTTGTTTGTTAATCGTAATATCGTTCTCAATTCTGACATTTCTACAGCAAAAGTAGAGAGACCCTTGAATATATTATCATTACCTAAAATGCGAGTGAATATATATTGATACGGTTTGAATAAGAGAGAAGAACAAGGAACATATAGTCCAGCTTGCGCCATAATAACAATGATTCCAACAGCACGAATCAAACTCGTCTTACCAACCGCATTCGTTCCATATAATAGCATGCCGTCTTCTGTTGTTCCAAGATTGATATCATTCGTTACATATATTTCATTCTGCTGTAAATGTTCGATCAATGGGTGTCTCATTCCTTTTGCTGAAAAGAATGATTTATCTGTGGCAACATCAATTTGTGGACAGCAATAATGATACTTGTCCGCAATAAACGCCTTTGTATGAATGACATCCAAATATGTAACGAATAAAATAATTTGCTCCAATTTATCGGAGTAATTCTGAGAAAAGGCGTCGATCACAGAAGTCAAATAGATAGAATATATCATATCTTTTAATTGTGTCTTTGCTCTCGCAATATTTTTACATAATTCCTGAATTTGTGGAAGAAGAATACAATCATTATTACCAGATTGATTGACAAATGATATATCACAATCACATACCATTTGAAACGACCGTCGTTCGCCACTATAAGAAGATATATAAGATAATGTTGTTACTACTTTACTAAGTTCCTTTTTAAGAATAGCGCATCGTCTTTTAGTTGCAATAAGATTAATGACAGTCTTTTCTGTTTCATGTAATTTGACATAATCGGACTGTTTTTCTTTGTTTTCAAACTTGGCGATGATTTGATTCATACGTAGTCGAATTGATTCTAACTGGTCATTATATTCTGAGAGACTCTCACAGACTTTATCTAATGTTGGATCGACTCCTCGTTGGATAAAGTTAATATCGAAGTGATTATATGTGTCGATTGTATCACATAAAGATATATTCATTCGTGTTTCTATAAATTGCGTCAATTCATCACATAGTTGTTTTATTTCAAATGTAGAACCTATTTTTTCTGTGATATAGTCTTTTGTTCTCTCTACAATATGTAATTGACCAATCGTTTTCAGGTTAGAATGAAGATAGAAAAATGTTTGAGGTGTAATCTTCTTAATAACCATTTGACGCCGAATTTTGGATAGATCTTTGATAGATGATAATTGTTTTCTTAATGCATTGTTATTGCCAATGTCAGAAGATAATACAAACCCTATCATATCATATTCTTTTTGTAATACAGAACAATTAGTTGTTGGATTGAGTAATAAATGAGAGAAATGTCGCCGACCCATTGAAGTTACACATAGATTCAACAATTTTTCGACAGAAGAGTATTTGCCGACATAGTTATCCTGAATCATATTTAATTGCTTCAGAGAATGATTCGCCAAAATAAGACGTTCTGTACAGTTTTCAAATATAGGTTCTGCGATCTTGTTGACCAAAGAAGGATTATGTTGATAAATGAAATCCAATAGAAAGCAGAAACTCTGTATGGCATAGATGTGTTCATTTAAAAAAATAGAAGAGTCTTGATAGAATCGATTGAATAGTTCAGTTTGATACTTCTGTTTTTCGCAATTAATCGCCTGTTTTGAATGAGTAGAGTCTCGGTTATGTGTAAGATTGATTTTATGAATAGTAAGTGCCTGAATGCCAGAGTATTGAACAATATCATCGATTTCATTGTCAGTAATACCTTCCGCAATAACAATGACTTCACTTGGGCGATAAATCGAAACAAACCGCTCTAATTCATCAAATGTGGTCGGTGTTTTTATATATGTTTCTCTAAATTCGAATATATATGTTTTCCCAGTTAAAATATCGATATTAGATATACCTACATGAACAACTGATGTTGCACTAGCATCGGCGCCCATCATTTTTCGAAATGTTGTAGATGAAGCACTTATATCTACAACATTTATCCAAATACATATCGTATTATTTGTAATGTGAACACTATCATGTGAAAAATAGGTTCCAGGACTATATATACAATTCAAGCTGCGAACTGTTTTCATATGTTCGTCTTGCGTATATACAACAATTGTATACCCGGCATCTTGTAACTTCTTCAGGTATTTGTCAATCATATAATGAGAGAAACCTGCCATCATTACTTGCTGTTTTCCAACAGTCGATTTTTTATCTGCAATATTCAAATCGCATATGCGAATGAAATCGCTAATAGATGAACCAGAAATGGTGTCATTCTCTTTCAGTCCGTAGACCTCAAAGAAGGCTCCAACTTGCATCAAAACGATGGTATTGTCGCCATATTGTTCTTTATACTGCTTTGTCAAATCTAAATATTCTTGCACGAGAGCCATTCTATTCTATTATTTACATGGCATCTTTAAATATTTTTTGTATATAATATTACAAATATGTGACTGAGTATCGTGTGAAAATACTTAATTGACATCAAACTTGGGTGATATGAGTACCATTTTACTGTCATCGTATCCCAATGATTTATTCATTATTTTATTCTTATAATAAAGAAATTGATCTTTCGAAATTAATGGTAAGGTGTAATATATAAACTTCAGTAAAATTAATATAATTACAGCATAATATGGAAGATCATATTTCATAGAATGTGCCTTTAAAATGACGGTTTTATATTTTTCATTATAAATCGTAATTTCTAATCTAAAAAGAGGATCCATACTGTCATACTTCGTTTTATAACCATAAACAATACTATTTGAATGTTGTGCAACCCACATAATTTTTTTAAATTTGCTCTTTTTTAAATGAAGAAAATGTTGTAATTTATTGTTCACTGTATGAACATTATCAGTAAAAATACAGATATCAATATCACTTTGTTGAGCAAAATAATCTTGGCGTTGAACACTACCGTAAAAGTATATTTTTTCTTCAATATAATTGCTCATTTTATTGAAGAACTTCTTTATTTTTGGCGATAACTCGTTTCTGGTATACTCCATATTATATATTAGATTTTAACTATACTTAAAAGTATTTAATTAATCAACTATAATGGATTGTATCAAAGAAGAAATCAAAGAAGAAATTAATGTCATAGAATTACAATTTATTCGCGATAATATCGAAATTATGATGAAAATCAACCAAGTAGAAGTCTTGCGTATTTTACATAAAGAACCTAATATTATTTTAAACGAGAATAATTATGGTGTGCATATTAATTTATCAGATTTACCACAATCACTTATTGTTGAATTAAAGAATTATATTCAATATGTTCAAACACAAGAGAATAATTTACAGTATATGGAGACACAGAAGAATAATATGAGATCACTCTTTAAGGAGAAAGAAGTTAAAGAATACCTTTAAATAATATATACACATGAATCTTGCATCACTTCAATCATTATTTTTTACGAAAAAAATAATGGATTCGTATACAGCGGCAAAGCCGTCGACACTACAAACGAAAATAATGCTGCCGAAATCTATTCAGATTTATGACAGCGATACAGATGATGACGACAAATTTGAAAAACCAATTTGTCAGAGACCCGATGTTGTTTTCTTTGAAAAACCAATTTGTCAGAGACCTGATGTTGTTTTCTTTGAAAAACCAATTTGTCAGAGACCTGATGTTGTTTTCTTTGAAAAAGTTGAGAAAATACCACAATTACAATGTCCTTTGGTTCAACCTGTTTTAAAGGTTGAAAGATTAATTGTTCCACAGAAGAAGATTAATAAACGAGATCGCCCAACAGTTCCTAGAAAGAAGGATCATCTATTTTGGTGTTTTTATATTATTGTCAATGGTTTCTCTGAATATGAATATCCAGGAAACAATTCTTTTGAAAATGAAAAGAGAGAAAAGTTTCGATTGATTGAGTTTCTCAGAAAAGAAAATAACAAGGCTATTTTAAAGAAGTATAAAATTATCAAAGTGAAAGAAGATATCGAAAATGATTTAGCTAATAAAGAGAGAATTGGAATGAAGACATTTATTGCATTATGTTATACTCATCAATTAAATATTCTCTTCATTCATCGCCGCAAGTGTTTCCAAATTCATGGAGGACATCCAGAAGAAATATATCATGTTGTTCATCAATATGATCCACCCCATCAAAATTCGCATGGATTATATAAATATGCATATGACTCCGATGCAACAATAGAAGAGAAAACAAAATATCGAGATCCTACTATTTTCTATTTATGGGAAACAATCGATAAACCACTTAAAGCAGTTTCATCATACAAGGTTGCAGATTTAACGCAGATATGTCGAATAAATCATGTTGATTCCAAGGGTAAAACCAAACCGGAAATGTATGAAATGCTCATGGATCGTATGTAAATTAATTATAGTTCTGTATAAAGACAACTACATTATATAGGTAATCCATGTCAAATAAAATCGTCCCAACACAACCTATTCAATGGAAAGATACCATCGAATTTGTTCCTCCTATTACAGAAGGAGAAGTAATCAAAGTATATGATGGTGATACTATTACAATCGCAAATGTAATGCCTTTTAAAAATAGTCCATTGTATCGATTTCCTGTGAGATTATTGGGCATTGATTGTGCCGAAATAAAAAGCAAGAATCCTAATGAAAAAGATCATGCAAAACAATCAAGAGATCGATTGTCTGAATTAATTCTACATAAAACAGTTACGCTTCAAAATGTTTCCACTGAAAAATATGGGCGGATTTTGGCGAACGTATTTTTAGACGAATTGTGTGTAAATAAATGGATGTTGGAAGAAGGGTTGGCCGTAGAATATGATGGTGGAACCAAACATTCACCCACATCATGGACTGAAAATTTATAGGTCCAACCTTTCAATTTTTGATAAACTCCTCTTTCTTTTTGACTCAACTTTTAAAGTTGTATTTATAATTATAATACACAGAACGTATTATAATTATTCTAATAAAATTGAATATAATATTAAATAATATAAAGTATATATAACAAAGGATGAAAACACAAAAGAGAGATACTCAATCAAAATTTGAACCCAGTCAAAGAGGACCGAGGGGATCTCCTACAGAAGAAAAATCAATGGATGCACAATTGGTTGATTGTGTCCAAACTTATTTGTCAGATATTAAAGAAATAAGAGATCATCCAGAACTTGAGGTTCGCATTGGAGGATATCCATTCATTACAAAAATGAACTTTGATAATGTCGTAAAAAAATTGTTGTCGTTGGGATTTAAAACGACAAATATAAAAGGCGTAGACTTGTTGCGAATTAATGTCACTGATCAATTTGACTCTTATTATCGAGCAGAAATCAATGATTTCAAAGCAATACAAGATTATTGTATTCACGAAAGTATTCAACGTATTACGACAGAATATAATGGCGTTGTTCGATTTGAACAAAAAAGACAGAAAGCAATGGTCATGAATTACGACTATAACTTGAAATATGCATATTCTGTTGAAAAAGTATTTTCGCCAACATCAACCGTTGGTATCATTGAAAATTGGAATAAAAGTGGCAAAATGTTTCGTTATATGAATCGTGTCACTTTTAAACACGCAGATTTACCTATCATTGTTGATATGAGTATAGTCAAACAATCTGGTGGCGGCAATGGACCAAAAGGAAAACAATTTTATTCTTTGAAAACGGCAGATTTGTTTAATCAGAGAGAAAGATATGAAATTGAATTGGAAGTAGATAATGATTTGGCAAAAGATAATACAGCGAAAAGTCTCATTGATAATATTAAAAAAGTTGTGAAATATGTTCTCATGGGACTACAAGAAACGAGTTATCCAATATCGTATACTGAACAGAAGATGGTATTGAATGAATATATGAAACTCACGAGACAACCTACTGATTATAAACGGCGAATTAATTCTCGCAATTTCATTGGACCTTCTTCAAATACTTTACAGATGATCAATATTATGGTCTCAAGTAATCGAAATATACCAAACATTCGATATGATTATGTCGCAACAGAAAAGGCAGATGGTGATAGAGCGCTGCTATTTATCATGGGAAATAAAGATGAAAATGATGAAAGACAAGACAAAGAAGAAGGTATTGATAGTGGCGAGGGAAGGAGGAAACCGAAAAGACCAACAAGTAATATACATAATGGTAAAGTATATCTCATCAATTCAAATATGAATATTATATTTACGGGAGTATATGTCGAAGATGCGACTGTTCATTTGAGTCTCTTAGACGGAGAGAATATATTAAAAGACAAATCAAATCAAAGCATTCATTTATATACACCATTTGATATTTACTTCTATAAAGGCAAAGATACACGTGAAATGCCACTCTTTGAAAAAGATCCACAAAAATACTCGAGAGATGATTTATTGACGGAATGTGTCAATCTTATGAATGAACAATTGAAATCCGTCATAAGAACAAAAATGTCGTTACCGATTACAATTAAAAGAAAGCAATTTTACGATGTTAATCCAACAATCGACCCGGAAACAGTGCCGAATAATATGAAAATCTTTACTGCTTGTTATCACATTTTAAATGAAATTGGTGACTCCTTCGTATATAACACTGATGGTATCATATTTACACCCAAGTATTTAGGTGTTGGGTTTAGTCCTACGGACAAGTCAAAGAAGAAGACATGGGATTATTCATTCAAATGGAAACCTCCCAAATATAACACAATTGATTTTCTGGTAAGGACAATCAAAAATGCACAGAACACAGAAGATGCTATTCAAAATTATTTGGGAGATGGATTAAATACTACAAGTATGACACAAATAAAAGAATACAAGACTCTGCGGTTATGTGTTGGTTATGACCCGTTTAATCATCTACACGGATACATCGATCCATGTAATATGGTATATTCTGGAGAATTTAAAGACATGAAGTTGATCAACCCACAACAATCTGGCAATCGTTCGAATTACAAACCTGTTCAATTTCAGCCTACGGATCCACCCGACTTTAATGCTGGAATATGTAATATCGAATTGAATGCTGCTGGACTCATGATGACAGAAGAAGGCGACTCCTTTCAAGATGATATGATTGTTGAATTTGCATATGTCACAAATAATGAACCAAAATGGAAATGGGTTCCCTTAAGAGTTCGATATGATAAGACGGCAAGACATAATCAAGGAGAGAATGAATTCGGTAATGCATTTCATGTTGCGAATAATAATTGGAAATCAATTCATAACCCTATTACGGATTATATGATCACAACAGGATATAGTATTCCAACATCTTCTTTAGAAGATCAAGATAAATATTATAATAGAGAGACAACTGCGACATCAACTGCATATTTGCGAGATTTTCATAATAAATATGTCAAGAAGTTGTTAATAGAAAGTGTTTCGAAGAGAGACGATACGTTGATAGATTATGCCTGTGGTAAAGCAGGAGATTTATCCAAATGGATCGATGCAAACCTGAGTTTTGTCTTCGGTATAGATAAGAGCAATGATAATATAGTGAATCGATTAGATGGCGCATGCGCTCGTTACTTAAATAATCAATTTTCAAATAACACAAATCGACGTATTCCTGATGCACTATTTATTCAAGGTGATTCTACGAAGAATATTCGTGATGGTCAGGCATTGAGCACAGAAACAGGTAAAATCATTATGCAAACTGTTTTCGGTGAGTGTTCCAGAGAAGAATCTGAAACAGTTGGTCAATATGTAGTAGAACAATATGATAAAGGCAAAGATGGATTCAATGTATCTTCGTGTCAATTTGCTATACATTACTTCTTTGAAAACATAACGACCTTGACGAACTTCTTGATCAATGTTGCTCAATGCACTAAAAAAGGTGGATATTTTATCGGGACTTGTTATGATGGAAAATCAATATTTAATATGCTGAGAAATGTTCAAAATGGTTCATTTGTCAAAGAAACGATTCGTGGAAAGAAAATATGGGAAATTATGAAGAAATACAAAGAGGCAGAATTTAGAAATGATTCATCTTCTTTGGGTTATGAGATTAGTGTATTTCAAGAATCGATTGGCAACTATTTCTCTGAATATTTAGTAAATTTTGATTATTTAAATAAACTCATGGAATTATATGGATTTAAATTGATTACTGGCCAAGAAGCGAATAAACTCGGCTTACCTGAAGGTTCTGGTCTATTTGAGATATTATATAGACAAATGGAAATGAAATTGAGAAAAGACCCGAATTTGATGGTTGGTGATGCATTATATATGACACCAGAAGAAAAGAAGGTATCTTTCTTGAATCGTTATTTCGTATTTCAAAAGATACGAGATGTTGATTTAAAACAGGTAGTCATTGAAGATAATGGTGGATTAATAAAGAAATCGATGAAGGTTAAAACTGCTGTCAAAACGGCAAAGGAGTTTCTATCTAAAGCAACTGGACAAGAATTTAATATCGAGAGTGAAAGTGGAATCAAGACTCAACTACAAGGACAACTCACATTGAAGGATTATGAAGAAGGAGAAGTTGTAGTACCGAAGAAGTCTAAGGCGAGAATACAAGATTCTGATGAAGAAGAAGGAGAGATAGAAGAAAGCGAAGAATCCTATCCCGCAGAAAAATATAAATCACGGACACCATCACCTTTACCTTTACCTTTACCTTTACGAAAAAATGAAGTAGCAACTATGAAACCTGCTTCTTCTGTCGCTAGATTTGTTGATTCCGATGAAGAAGAAGAAGAAGAAGAACAAGCTCCAAGACTTCCTTCTCCAAGACTTCCTTCTCCAAGACTTCCTTCTCCAAAGCCTCCTTCTCTAAAGAAAGTGTCAGAGAAAGAAGAAGAAGAAGAAGAAGAATTAATTGCACCACCAAAGAAGAAAAGGGCAAAAACTATAAAGTTGGGTGAAAATGGATCTCCAAAGAAACCTAAAAACAAAACAATAAAGGCGCCAAAAGAACCGAATCTAGCAAAGGAAGCAAAAGATGCTGAGAAACTCGCAGCTAAAGAAGCAAAAGATGCTGAGAAACTCGCGGTCAAAGCAGCCAAAGATGCAAGAGATGCTGAGAAACTCGCGATCAAACAAGCCAAAGATGCAAGAGATGCTGAGAAGCTCGCAGCCAAAGCAGCCAAAGAAGTAAGAGATGCTGAGAAGCTCGCTGCCAAAGCAGCAAAGGAAGCAAAACCAAAGAAAATAAAAGAAAAACCACAATTAATAGAAGATTAAATTAAGTATAAGTATTTAATGATTTAATATTAGCGGCGTGTAGTATTCGTAAACATAACTTAAATAATAATATATAATAACAGACAATGAGTTATTATATATTGCCAAAGAAACACATTTTTTTTTCATTAACACCATATGAAGCAATAGCAGATGATATTAGCGACGCACCATTTATTTCACATAGTGTTTATTATTATATGAATGAAATAGATAATGAATTATCACATTGTAATATAACAAATTCAACAATCGAATTGTTACAAAAGCAATTCAATCCATATGAATATTTACGAAACAAGGATTTCATTCATTCAAATAAATATTCATTTACATATTTTATTTTTATAGAATTATTGAAAATCTCTAATATTATGTTCGATACATACGCGATAGATAAGTATAAAGGTATAAATATCTTCTGTGACAGCGAAATAAATGATATTATGTCATCAATTATATATATAAATAAATACAATAAACTACATTTTAGCCAAACCATAACAGAAAATATAGATATCATGACTTTTTTACAAACAAACATTGTCGAAATAAAATCATATACAATAGATCTATTAACTATTCTCTCAAATATATTATTATTTCAATCAAATCATGGAAGCACTATTATAAAGATCGGAGAAATCATGTATAAACCAATAATAGATATTCTGTATATATTATCATTATTATATAATAAAGTATATATTATTAAACCTTATTCATCTAGTGGATTTAGCAATGAAAGATATATTATTTGTAAAAAATTCACAGCAACTCTAACAGAAAGAAAAACATTACATCTATATTTTAGTGATGTTCTGACAAAATGGACCAATTGCGAAAAAGTCGAGTATCGTAAAAATAGTTCTCTCTTTTCAAATGAAATCCCGTATCACTTTATAAATAAAATAGAAGAATCCAATCTAGGAATTGCTCATCAATTGTTGGAATATAATGATATCTTAATAAATGCAATTTATAACAATTTATGTAAAGAAAAATTAGAAAGCATCAAAAAGAATAGTATAAATAAATGTATTATATGGTGCGATAAATATAAAATTCCTTATAATAAAACGAGCGACAAGAATATATTTTTACAAAAAATAGAACCAATCGTAGCAGAAATGGAATTGGTCGATCTGTCATTTAATTGAAAGAACCAGACATTCCTGTTTCCGAAACAGTTGTCCCATTTACGTTGTTACCTATATTCCCCAATTGGGACAATGCTTTTACTCGTTGATATTCGATTGTATTTACAATTGCACAATTACGTTGGTTTCCAAAAGAACGCATATATGTTGAATTTGAGTTCTGACAAGTTGTATACTTATTTTTATAAATAAAAGGATTGCCACTCGATTTAGATAATACAGACGCTCCACTTAATCTACGTATTGATGCGATATTTGTGCTAATCGTATCCGTCGTTAATTTTAATAATCTGGTACTACTACTTACACCACCTTCTACTGCGAATTGAGGATTACTCGGTTTATATATCACTGTTTTACATCCACGTGGATTAGAAGGTCCATTTATTGGAACTCCAACATAAGGATTCTCTATGAAATTATAATATATCATTAATGCTCTCTCTTTATCACCTTCAATTGAAGAGAGAAATATGTTCATTTTATATAATGAATCGGTCACTTGTGCATTATATGTAGCAATATCATTTTCTGTGAATATTCCTGGTTGAGATTTTAATAATAGATATATTCTGTTTACTATATTTAATTGCGAATATGTCAGCTCATCCACATTTGGATAACAGTTTGCAATATATGTATTCGACATCGCTTGTGGACTTCCTGGTTTCGCGTTTCCGATAGAACCACCAAGTGGTCCTTGAAAATTAAAGGCCTTTTGTTGATATGTTTGACATCTATTCTGTAAATATTGATAATGTGTATTATAATAGTTTTGAGGCAAATTTGTATTGGCATAAATAACCATTTTTTTGGCTTTGGCTTCTTGATTACAGCAAAACTTTTTGTTAGTGACACAAGGTTCAGGATTATTTGTCAGATATCTTTCTGGAGAGAAACTGGCAACCAAGCCTATACCATAACATTTTTGACAATCTTCATTTAACTGGAGAGTCCCATTTTTCTCTGATTTTGGATTATGTTTTACACTAAATCTTCCTGGTTGATCTATTGTTTGACCAATTAATGTATCCATTTTAGATGAATGTGAAACTCGACTAACTTCTATATATTCATTCGGTTTATCTGGATTTATAACTGTGATATATGGTTGTGTTGATGTTCCCTTTCTATATTGCCATTTTAATGGTCTTGGAAGACCGTATTTTTGTGGAGCATTATTTGTTGGATCTTTATTTGTTAATGGACGTATATTACCACTCGTTATTGCAACTGGATAACTATATGCACCAGTTCCTTTTGTAGTTGCTCCGCTTAATGTAAATGGTTGTGCTGTTGTATTATTATATGACTCCATTCCTTGACCAAATACGTTTGTAGACATATTATATATATATATAATAAAGTATATATATAATATGTTAATCAAATTACTTATTTTATTTTTTATTTTTTTATTTGCATATCAAATTACTATATATTACTTTTATGGTAAAGAAGGACTTACTAGTACAAGTACAGAATATAAAGAATATGATATTAACTCCGATAATGCTCTTATATTGTCACAGCAAAATGCAGGGAATATTATTAATTTAAGAGAGAGAGTCGATTCATGTAATGCTCTCTCTGATGTAGTTCAAGATTTATCAGGCGAATTACATCTTCTACAATCACAAGTCAATGATATGGTAACTGAACTAACTAATGGTGATAACATCCCCGATATCAATGCTTAAGAAATAAGTAATACGAACTGTATCTGATGAACTAAATATATATTAACTATTAATATATGTCAAATTTCCCAAAATTATCATTAGGAGATAATTATCCATATTGGAAATATATTAATTCGCCTTCTAAAATGGGTATGGATGGAAATCGTAATAGTCTTACAGCAGACGTAAAAGGTTTAATGGCTTATTCTGATTTGCTTATTTCAGGTCAAAGTCGTGCATCAGCAACAGGACATCCTTTAGGTAATCAATATTTTTTAAATACAGGTGGACAATGCTGTATTTCAAAAGATTCGTCTGGCAATTGTATTGAACAAGTTGACCGATATATGTATATTAATAGTATACCAGATGGAAGTATTCCATTTATACAAAATGATATGTCTAGTGATTCAAATGCTCCAAAAGGTTTATTGATAGGCATTTTGGAAGATTTAGAGGTTCTTGATCCATTTGCGCTATTTGACGCTTTTACTAGTAGCTCAAACCCTACTTGTATGCAAATAACATTACAAGTAACTGATACTAGTAATAATGTTTCACAAGATACACAATATGTAGCAGAAAGTGATGTAAACAAAATCAGTCCTTGTAAATTTACAGATTCTAAGTATAATAAAACAAATCCATTTAATAACAAGAAATGTGGTGAAGCATTCTCAAATATCAATAATGCGTATTTTGATGAAGACAGTCAATCATTAGATCGATACTATCCAACTGATCCAATAATACTGTTGTATTTTATCCTAATATTTATTCTTGGATTATATATCTTTTACAAAATATCTTATAAATAATATAATTTACTTCTATTTATGTCCATTATTTCGAGTGCGTCGTTTCTTATTTGAATATCGATATCTATATGTTCTACGACGTTTATACTTTCTTCCTCCTTGTACGGATTTTTTTAAATCATTATTTAATGCTGCTGTCTCTGCATCTTCATCTTCATCTTCTCTGATAAAAGATTGTTCCGATTCAGGAAATGAATTTTCAAAGTTGGGAGGGGCTGGTGCTGCTAAATCTTCTGCTGCTAAATTTGTTGCTTCTGGCATTGCTGCTGGCATTGCTGCTTCTGGCATTGCTGCTTCTGGTATTGCTGCTTCCGGCATTGCTGCTTCTGGTATTGCTGCTTCTGGCATTGCTGCTTCTGGCATTGATACTGGTTCTTCTTCCGTCGTTGATTGCGTTGGAATGATCTCATTTACTTGCGATGACGATGCTTTTTCAGGTTCTCCAAATATTCCAAGCATACCCTTATTTTCTTCAGTTTTTTCATTAGAAACATTTTTATATAATTCATTCGATGTAGTAAGTTCATTTACTTTGTTGGTCAAATCTTGATTAGTAACTATTTCTTCTTCTTTTTCTTCATTTCCTAATGTAGGCACAATAGGCGCAACCACAGGAGTAGTTGTATTCGATGAACCAAATAAATTAAAGAAACCAAAACCATTCTTTTGTGGTGGTGCACTTATCACGCTACATTTGTCTACCTCATTTTTTGCGGATTCTGCTCTTTCAACATCGATTTTTACTGAATCAAAAATATTAATGAATTTAACATATAGTTCTTTTGTTTTATTTAACTGTTCTTCGAATTCCTTCCCTGCATTGTAAACTTCCTCATATTTTTTGTTTTTGTTAGATGTGCTACTAAGCAGATCACCAACCCAACTTCCACCATTCATATTTATATTATTTCCTGCTAGATTCTGAGACACCTTAGGCATATATTATAATAAGAAATTATAATATATTATCATTTTTTCATCATTTTGTATAACCAAAATGCAGCTATTGCACCAGCAGTTTCAAATACTATATAAGGAACTATTTGCTCTGTACTAATTTTCTTACATGCCATTAATGCTAAAGCAACTGCAGGATTGTATGCCGCACCTGATATAGGACCACCAAAATAAGCAATAATTGCTAAAGTTGCTCCAACAGCTAACCAATTTTCAGTCGCTAAAATTACAAAAGTCAACAGTAAAGTTCCACAGAATTCAATAATATATGTTTTCAAATTAGTATTCATATATATAATTTATATATAGATTAATATCCTTGCCCAACAATTGCCCCTGAATTACATATACCTCCTCCTGCTGTACATGACTTATTATATATAGAACCTTTCTTTGCCGGTGCGACACAACCAGCGGATCTTGTTCTTTGAAGACGAGTGCGAACAAAGCTTTTATCATAACTCTTAAAACTTAACAATGCGTCATTAGGTAAGCCTTGCTTATATGAACTCTTACCAACTGATCCTCTTTTCAATATTGATGTTCGCATTGAAGAACATATTGGTGTAATATAATTCATATGTCCAGTTTCAGCAGGTATCTGTCTTTGTGTTGACGCTGAGAAAAAACGATAAGGTTTTGTTCTCGCTACTTCTTTTTCTCTCGCCAATGCCTGCTGTTTCCATGATGTATCACATTGAGCATATTGAAGTCTAGATTGCGCATAATCGCCTCCTCCATCTGATGGATAAAACTTTGGCGGATTAGGATGTTTTCCGGGTAAAGAACCATAACTATGATATTGTATGTTACCAGGCGTTTGCGATGTGCTTAATGGTCCAAACGTTTGCGCTTGAACATAATTATTTCCTTGCATTGAAGATGGACTTAGTGTGTAATAAGATGCGTAGTTATTCGACATTATAATATAATCATAGAATAAGTATTACTAAATATTATCTTTTACACTCAAATGAGATTAATACCTTCGAATTGCTTTCCATGCTACTTGCGTAGAATGATTTTCATCTCCTCCATTACTGAGATTATTATATGTCTTTACTATTGCTTTTTGTTTTAAATAAGTTAAATAATCAGAACTGTCGTAAACGTATTTGCCATTACAAGCTGCCGCAGGCACAGCTGTTTTATCGCATGCGCTCTGTATTCCTCCAAACCCGCCTGATAATCCATGTAATCCAGGACGAGATTGAGGTGTCTGACAAGGTCCTCCGCAACTGTAATTTTTTCGACAAAGAACATCTCCCGAGTTGGTTACTGCTCTAAAAGGCGTAATTACACGATGAAGTTTAGATGCCGCCAATTGTGTTTTATATACATTATTCCATGCTTCAACAACCTGAAAACGTTGTTGTTCTACATCGATAAAAGTATGATCATCTGTTTGATTCCATTGAGGAGAAAACCCTTTCATGCCTCGTCCAAGACGAGAATAACCAGGCATACTCATTGAAATTCGAGGTGGCATTCCAGTTGATCCATGTAAACTTACGCTTAATCCAGCCATATATAGTATAATATTATATAAAAGATTGGGATATTGAGTTCAATAAACTCATTTCATCCTAAATAATAATATTCATAATATTTATTATTAATATTATGAATATCGCAAAGTTACTCGGTTCTCTTACAGTCATTTTTCTCTCTTTATTGGCATTAGACTCAATCTATTTCTTCTTTGTTCAAGCAAATATGAAAAATATGATTAGTTCTATTCAGCAGACTCCAATGAAGATTAATTTGAGTTATTTTGTTCTTTGTTATCTATTTTTAACTTTTGCGATTTACTATTTCATTATTAAAGAGAGAAAACCTACAATCGATGCCTTCTTACTTGGATTAACTGTCTATGCAATTTACGAGTTGACAAATGCTTCTATTTTTACAAAATGGAAAAATTGGGTTATTTTAGTAGATTCTATTTGGGGAGGTGTTTTGTTCTCTCTTGTAACGATTATATATCGTTATTTTTACAGAAATTAAATATCATAGAATAATTGGACTTCTTCAATCAAATTATCCGTACGATTTTCTATCCAATAATTTATTTGTTTAGACAACCAGTCTAACTGGTTGATCCATTTCTCTCCCCAACAAGAAGTAAAATTAGTTCCTTCATCACTATAGTTGTGAGGATTAAAACGAATGAATACGATTGGTCGATATCCAAACTCTTGTGATATCTCAATAATATGTTTATTATCATAAACACGATTACAATTTATATTATGATATTTTTCATCTATTTCAATAACTAATATTTGGGGACCTAAATCTAATATTAGAATGATTTGACTTTTTGGAGAATCTGTCATCTTATAAGATATCCATGACAAATCTGGAAAACTTGTTTTTATATGTTTTACAACAGAATGGTATTTTTTTGTTTTACTTGTTATAATTACATTTACCATCCCGTCCAATTTGTGTTCAAAACAGTATAATGTTGTTTTCTCTCCTTCGAAACCAAACAAAGAACGCTTTTTACAATCTGGATAATGGCACATGTTGGAATAATAATATAATCATTATATTATTATTATTAATTCAGTTTATAAATGAAATGTAAAAAAATATTAGAAGAATATTATTATTATACCCCATTTATTGAATATCATAGAACAATTGGACTACTTCAACTGTTTTATCCGTGTGATTTGCCATCCAATAATGTATTTGTTCAGACAACGTATCCAATCGATTGATCCATTCATCCTTCTTTGTCTTCTTTACTACACAAATACCCTGCTTATTCTGTCCCCAACAAGAAGTAATATTTTTTCCTTCATTACTATAGTCGTCTGGATTGAAACGAATAAATACGATTGGTCGATGTCCCAAATCTTGCGATATTTCCATAATGCGCTTATTTTCACAACTACAATCATAATCAGTGTGCTGATTTTCGTCAATCTCGATAACTAATATTTGTTCACCTAAATCCAATAATAGATCAGGTCGTCTCTTTGAACAGCCTCCTACTATTGTCTTATCTGCTGTCCATGACAAATCTGGAAATTCTGTTTTTACATGTTCTACAACCGAAAACTCTTTTGTTTTATAATTGCGAGTTACCGGTTTATCTGGAAACATATTGATATAACAGAAAAGACAATAACCATCGTATTTTTCTGTAACAAGAGTATAACACCAATTATTTTGACACGATTTATCTTTTATATTTATCATTCCCTCCAATTTATGTTTTGAACAATATAATGCTTTAAGTCCTTCAAAATTAAAACCAGGTCCAGTTTTACAATTTTCATGTTGACACCTTTTATTTTTTATATCTATCATTCCATTCAATTTATGGATTGAACAATATAATCCCTGTATTTCTCCTTCAATATTGAAATGAGGTTGTGTTTTACAATTTTCATGTTGACACCTTTTACTTTTTATATCTACCATCCCATCCAATTTATGTTCTGAACAATATAATCCTAATTGTGACCCTTCAATATTGAAATTAGGTATCGTTTTACAATTTGGATGAAAACACATTTGATGTTTCACGTCTATCATTCCATTCAATTTATGTTCTGAACAATACAATGCTTTAAGTCCTTCGATATTGAAAGTAGGTTGTGTTTTACAATTTGGATAATGACACGTTTTACTTTTTACATTTATCATTCCATCTAATTTATGTATTGAACAATATAATGTCGTTTGTTGTCCTTCAAAATTGAAAACAGGACTCGTTTTACAATTTGGATGAATACAACTTTTACTTTTTACATTTATCATTCCATCTAATTTATGTATTGAACAATATAATCCTAATTGTGATCCTTCTGTATTGAAATGAGGTATCGTTTTACAATTTTCATGTTGACACGTTTTACTTATCACATTTATCATTCCATCCAATTTATGTTCTGAACAATATAATGCTTTAAGTCCTTCAAAATTAAAATGAGGTATCGTTTTACAATTTTCATGTTGACACGTTTTACTTTTTACATTTATCATTCCATTCAATTTATGGATTGAACAATATAATCCTAATTGTGACCCTTCAATATTGAAAGTAGGTTGTGTTTTACAATTTGGATAATGACACGTTTTACTTTTTACATTTATCATTCCATCCAATTTATGTTCTGAACAATATAATCCTAATTGTGACCCTTCTGTATTGAAAGTAGGTATCGTTTTACAATTTTCATGAAAACACGTTTTACTTTTTACATTTATCATTCCATCCAATTTATGTTCTGAACAATATAATCCTAATTGTGACCCTTCGATATTGAAAGCAGGTTGTTTTTTACAATTTGGATGAAAACACTTTTTACTTTTTACATTTATCATTCCATCCAATTTATGTTCTGAACAATATAATGCTTTGAATCCTTCGATATTGAAATTAGGTATCGTTTTACAATTTGGATGAAAACACGTTTTATTTTTTACATCTACCATTCCATCCAATTTATGTTCTGAACAATATAATGCTTTAAGTCCATTTTTATTGAAAGTAGACCGCTTTTTGCAATCTGGATAACGACACATTCTTTGAATAATAATATAATGAATATATTATTATTTTTAATTCAATTTATAAATGAAAAATAAAAAATTATTAGAAGAATGTTATTATTATATTATCCTATTTTCACATTATTATTTAATTTTCTGTCAATATTCTGGGAGCAACATTCATTGAGATCAATTCTTGGAATAGAAGTTTGCAAGCATATGGTATTTCAACATACGAGAAGTCCGTTCTGTTATCGCAAGTCTTACAATGATGAATATGTACTTCGTCGTTATACGATGCAATCAAACCGCATTTCTTACAAACGTGAACTGAATATTTGTCTGATACGTCATACAACCTTTCTTTTGTAAACCGCGAGGCTCCATGAGCTACTGTTGTATCTCTCTCCATCTCACCAAATCTTAAACCACCATCTCTTGATCTACCTTCAGCAGGTTGTCTAGTCAAGTTCACCATTGGACCAATTGAACGACTGTGTTGCTTATCAAGAACCATATGTTTCAATCTTTGATAGAATACTGGACCAGTGAAGATACTACATTCGTGTTGTTCTCCTGTTAAGCCATTATACAGAAGTTCATTACCATTTGCTTCATATTTTGCCTTTAACAATTCATCGCGAATCGTATCCACATCTAGATGACCGAAACTTGTTCCATCTCCAAATAATCCTAATGATAGCAATACTTTCGCCAAGATGGTCTCCTTCAATTGAGCAATTGTCATTCTGGAAGGGATAGCATGAGGATTCAATATAATATCAGGACGAATTCCATCCTTGGTAAAGGGCATATCTTCTTCTGGAATAATATTACCAATTGTTCCTTTCTGTCCACTACGACTAGAGAATTTATCACCAAGCACAGGAGGTCTTACTGCTCGAACTCGCACTTTGGCAAAGTTATATCCATCTCCATTGCGATCAATATAATTCTTATCAATATACAATTCTTCATCTGTTCTGTAAATGCGACTCTTATCTTCGAATTTGATGACCTTGGTTGGATCATTTCTATTTTCTTTGATTGGAGTAATCTTTGAAATAATCACATCGCGATTTTCGACCAATGTATTTTCAGGAATAACACCTTTGCTGTTGACTTTGTTATAATTCGCAAACTTCATACCCTTTGTCTTTGTTGGGTCTGGTTTACAACGAATTTCTTCATCACCATTGACTTTCTGTTTGTCTTCATCTTTTTCAGTATGATAAATGGTTGCTTGAAACAGTCCTCGATCGATTGATCCTTTGTTGAACAGAAGAGAATCTTCTTGATTATATCCAGTATGTGTCATGATTGCAACCACAACATTATACCCAGAAGGAATATCGTTGATGTGAATCATATCCATAATACGAGTATCCACTAAAGGACGAGCTGGATAGGTAAGAACATAGGATGTCTTATCCATTCGGTTTTCATAGTTTGTAACATAAACACCGATTGCTTGTTTTGCTTGAGCACATTGATATGTATTTCTGGGAGACTGATTATGTTCAGGGAAAGGAATACAAGATGCGAGAATACCGAAGATTGTGCTAGGATGAATCTCACAATGAGTGAACCTATAAATTTCAGTGTTTATTGGGCGATGAACCCATTGTTTCTCCAAGTCGGCTGGTGTCATTGAAATCAAACAGTATGATTGTTCTTCTGGATCAATATACTCAATAATGGCTTCAGGAAGAACACAATTCGTCAACAGGTCATTCCATTTAACATCACACCTTCGAAGTTGAGGAATAACTGATTTTTTCATAATGAGATGATTATTGTTGACTCGTAGCAATGGGCGAGTCAATCGTCCTGCGTCATTACAAATGCGAATCTCAGCAGTCTTATAGTCGAATATGATAGAAACATATATATTCAGTGAACCTTCTTGTTTTTTGAGTTTCAACATATTATACAATGCAACTGGATCTTCAACGATACCGATCCAACATCCGTTAATCAATACTTTGACTTTTCCAAATGTTTGTAAAGGAGTACAAGTTGACAATTCAATGACGTTCTCCAATACGCATTGATATATTGGCTCCGAGTTGGAAGCAATTGTGATATGCGCCATATATGCAAGATTCTTGACAACACCAACAGATTGACCTTCTGGTGTCTCAGCAGGACATAGATAACCCCAAGAAGTATTATGTAACTTACGAGGAGGAATCAGTTTGCCACTTTTATCTGTCGGGGTAGAAATACGACGCATGTGACTCAAACTGCTGACATAAGTCAATCGATTTAGAACTTGTGCAACACCAACTTTGTTACTATTGATTTGTTTGATTCCAAAGTCGCCGGTGGACAATGCCTTTTTCAATCCATTCTCAATCGTTGTTGATTTGATGATCTTATAAATATTTGTCATATTGACAATGTTCATATATTGTTCAGTCGATTTCCAAGAACCATTATTGATTTCTTTGATAATCTGTTTCTCCATATCTTTCACAAGCTTATTGAAGTAATTGCGAAATAGGTTGTTCAACAGAGAACCAGTAAGATCAATGCGTTTATTCAAATATGAATCACGATCACTAGGTTTGATCCAATCAAATTTGGCTTGTAATATGCGATTTGTCATGTATCCCAAGAAGAATATTTTCTGTGACAGAGTAGCACAATGAGGGAATAAATCATTTGACAGAATATCATTTGCAAATTCCAATTTCTTGCGTTGTCCAGTTTCTCTATCCATATTAATGGGGGTATACATAACGTATCCAGTAATATATTTGATAGCATCTTCCTGTGTTAAGCAGGTATTTGCATCAATGATTGACGCAACAAGACCTTGTAATAGATCTTTATATTCAATGTTGTCAATATCCAATATAATATATTGACAAATTTCCATGTCAGGAATGATACCAAGCGCACGAAACAGAACGAATAGTGGGATAGGTTGTTTCACTCGAGGCAACTGAACAACAATGGGAAATCCAAGACCATTATTCTTTGACGAAACGAAGAGGTTCAGTTGTTTAGGAGAGATACATTTGAAGTCGGGGATTGACTTGATTTCCGCACTCCATGTATATTTAGTGTTATTTTTACTAACATTATAAATATATATTTTGTTTTCTGCTGCTCTTTCTTGTCCCAATACAGTTTTCTCTGATCCGTTAATGATGAAATATCCTCCAGTGTCATATTTACATTCACCAATGCTTTTAGGATCAACATGTTTGTATTGAGATAATACGCATATGTTTGATTTAAGCATGATTGGCATTTTTCCAATATGTATTTTTGGGAGAGTTTTGTAAAAGTTTTGAACATTCTCCAGATTTTCGCCGTTTCGAACAACGAAATGTATTTTAATATCAATCGTCATGACAGAAGCATACGTGAAATTGCGAAGCCTGACTTCTTGAGGGAACATCAGTTTAGTTGCTCCATTATTTTCATGAATCTGTGGACGATACAGATTGAAGTTTTCAAAAGTGACAAATAATTCCAATCTATGTTTGCCCGATGCAATATCAAGATCTTGTTCAGACTTGATATTAATTGGATTGAACATTTCGATTGTTTTCATCAATTGGTATTCAATGAAGTGATTGTATGATTCGATTTGATGTCGAACCAGTCTCTCCAAATGTTGCCCTTTGAAGTAACTTTCGATAATATCCCAAGGGGTTTCAATATATTCTGCTGCAAATATGTCGTCATTCTCTTCGACAGATTTAGCATTTGATGTATTTTCATTGATTGTTGTCATTGTTGATTTTATGGTTTGAGTAGATAACATAATTTAGTTATTAATTATTTCAATTTATTTTTAAATCGTTTCGTCTTTATCTTAATAAATGTTTTTTTTAGTAAACAATAAAGCGAATAGAATGCGAGTAAAGAATTCATTATAATACTAATTCTCTATTATAATGAGTTCCAATAAAAAGACGATACAGATTAATCCAGATTTATTTAAACTTCAAGGTTCATCCAAGTCACGAACGAGAAGTAATAGAGAGAGAAAGAAAATCGAGAAACCAATTACTCCAAATCTATTAAAAAGGCAATTAATAGAGAGAATCAAGGATCATAAGAAGAGGTTAGAACAGACAGAACCTCCACGAAGTAGTGTTAGTAAAAATGTCATAGTTCATGAAAAAACAGATGAATCAAAAGACGACGACGATGAATTTATAATGTCAATGAATTATCTTTCTTCTTTATCAGAGAAATCAGAGAAAGAATCAAATATTGAGTCAAAGGGTATACCAACAAGTATTCCAATTTTTCAAAAAATACAAACATCGACTGCACCAAATGTTCAAATGGTTGATATTGAGTTACATGATGATTTTAAAAATACACATATGCAATTGGAAAACGTTATACCAGCAACATCAATATCAATGTCAACAATGGAAGAAGATGATGATGTTTCACAATATCAACAACAACCGCAACAACAAGATATTATATTAAAATATGAAAGACCAACAGATGTTCCATATGGTTGTTTAAAGAATGGAAGTAAACCTACTTATCGTTCTTGGATGACACATAAGAATGATATATATAAACAACAACCAAATGATAATTCTTCTGTTTTGCTTGAAAGAGAGAAAAAGCTGAATGAGTTAAAAAGTCGTTTTAAAGAGAATGAAATAGAAGAACCAAAACAGATAGAAGATGATAGTCCGGTTTATATTAAAAAGACAATTCGAAGAAAATATACTCTTGGAAAGTCAAAAATATATAGAAAAGTTGGAGTATTGATTAAAAACATACAAACTAGAAAAAAAGTAATTGATTCACATAAAGAATTAAAGACTCATCATGTTAATGATATTAAAAAGTATTTGAGAAATAAAGGTCTTATTAAAATCGGCAATCATACTCCAACCGATTTATTAAGAAAAATATATGAATCTGCTATTTTAACTGGTGATGTCAATAATAGTAACAAAGAAACATTATTACATAATTTACTAAATGAATCGAGTGATCATTTTTAATTTTCTTGATTTAGTCCTCATCTGAGTCTTCGAATCTCGCCTTCTTTTGTGGTTCAGCATCAACACCAATATATGCATCTTCATCATCTTCGGCATCGGCATCTTCTTCCTCATCTTCATCCGAATTTTCATATTCTGGAGGAATTACAAGTTCTTCTTCTTCCATATCTATTTTGGGTTTTTTACTAATAATCTGTTCTACTTCTGTGGGATATTCTTCCTTTTTCTCCTTGTCACCTTTCTTCTTTCGCATTGGTGGTGGTGGAAGTTGTGAGATACCTTCTAAATAATTCTCTTCGGCAACATCTTCTGCTTGTGGCGACTCTTCGAGATCATAATAAGACTTTGCTTTTACAGTATTTTGTATAGGTGCGGTTATTTGTTTACGTTGTTGATATTTCATTGTTCGCTTATATTCATCGGAAGTCTCTAATTTTGCGATAATAGAGACGAATCGATCATTCAATTCAAATCGTTGTCCGATAACGATTGCTACAAAGATATCACCTTCCTTGATAGTATTAAAGTAATCGACATTATAGTGATGGTCTCTTGTAATAAATACAATTGCCGGAGAAGGTTTAATATTTGCTATATCTCCACGAATTCCAGCTTTTGTAATATTCACAGCAATACAAGTAATTTTCATTCCTTCCACTGGTAAACTTGTTTCGCATTCAAATAGAACTTCGAATATGATATTTCCGCCTCTAACTGTTCCACTGGAATAACTGATTATTTTGGAAGATCCTGGTTTGATGAATCCTTCAACCACACATTTTCCTTCATAATCATCTTGTATTTTTTGTCGTATTGTTTCATCAAGATTTTGTCCGATCGAAATGATAGAAATACTAATACTTCGAGTAATCATCGATGGAGCATATATTGCGGAATCGACAACTCCTTTCTTTTGTCTTCTGCTATTAAATTTGGATTTCATTTGTTGCGTTTGCATTGTTTTCATTATATTATTCATTATTATATTTATTTATATTCAATTTTATTTTATTATAGTAATCCAGTCTCTACATATTCATTCAATCGATATATATATAATATTTCTTAGTTATTTCTTACCTGTTTTTTTGAGAGGTTTTGTTTCTGGTTGAAATACGAAATTCATCGTATAATCAACTGGTTTCATATTTACAAATTGTATAAAGTTCTGTAATTCATAATTTAAAAACCATATTTTGTTTTCTTTATTTACTTTTTCATAATACCGAAGTATAAATTCGCATATATAACATAGTTCACTTTCATTTGTATATTTCAAATTGACATATGTAGGTGTCACTTCTAAATAATTATAATATTGTGATGGAGGTTTCGTTGTATCACTTAATTGGTATATTTTACTATTGACAATTTCATTCAATGTTTCGGTCATTTGTGTCTTATTCGTGCTTTTATTACATATTCGACCAGTTGGTGTCCTCTTTACATCTGGTTGTTTTTCAGTAATCTTTGTTTTAAATACCATTATATTATTATCTTTCATATCAATGAACCCGACTAATGAATTAAATAATTTCCCCATGAGGGGTGATAAATCTTCACTTTTTTGTTTCAGCATACGTTGCGAATCACTATAATCGGCAGTATTATAATTTACTTCTGTTCGATTCCACTGAAGAGTATTTGTATCTTTATGAAACATATAATAATGAGGTTTAGCCTTGTAGCTGATATATCCAAATGCGATTGAACCTTTATCACCTGACATGCGTATGAGCAGACTATCGCAGTATAATTTGAGTATTTTTATAAAATCATCGGTATCATCGTATTCATCTATATCTAAACTATATTGTAGTAACAGTATTTTCTCGTCTGGTAATAGATCATCAATAATATGTTCAACTAACATTTGTTGTAATGTCTCTCTTGGAACGGGGTCACTTGCGCTACGAATGAAGATACTATAATTACTTAAATTATACATTACGATACCTAATATAATGTGCTTTTCTATCCAAACCTCTTCTCCGTCATAGACTTTGGGTATTTCACGTATTTCCTTTTCGGTTTTATTGAAAATCTCCATTGACAGATCATATTTGGATTTCATCAAACTAACTAATTTGCCATATTTTGTATCTACATTCGCGCGTTCTACTTGAGGTGATTGTATTTTCAGTAGTTCTGCTGCTTTAGCAGGAACGGCAGCAGGTGTTATATCTCTTATAATATCGATTTTTTCTGGTAAAGCCTTGATTGGTACACTTCTATCATAGAGAGAAATATTCTTGTTATCTAATTCATTTGGTTGAAAGAGATAATATTCACCGATATTTACTAGATGTCCATTTCTCTCATATTTATCTTTAATGAATATATTTCTGTCATCAACCACATGTGTTAACGCAGCATATATTTGAATAATAGAATATCTATTGTGTGGATTGATTCTTTTTATTAAATCCAGTTTTTTGTAGAAAAATCGTTCTTTAAATAGTCCTTTGATGCGATTAATAATAGTATCGATGTTTGCGTTTGCAAATGCTTCTCCATATGTATATTCATTCGTATTCGTCGGTGTAACAGAACTACATTGATAATCACAATCTTCCATATAATCGCAAGTCATACTATATGGACTATCACCAACTTGAAATGGAATTGTTACTTTTGGTTGAGTAGAGAGAATAATATCCAAAGTAGTATTGATCTTTTGTTGAGAGAAGTTAGTCTGGTCATGATTGAGAATACAATCAACTGCGGTTTTCTTCAATAATCTGGTTACGACACCGATTTGTTTTGCTTTAAATTCTGCAACTCGATATATATATACATCTGCCGTTTCTGTATTTTTATCTTTCTCTGATAGAACTGTTCCATGTAAAAATATTTGTACGTTTCTTTTCTTTAAAGGCAACCATTTATGACTCAAATTACGGACAGCACGACCAACGACTTGTTCAATTCGATTCATATTATACCATGGTTCTAATATATGAACTTGACGTATTGCTTTAAAGTCAATACCTTCTGATCCTGATTGAGAGATTAATACCACTTTGATTTTCTCTCCAGAAATATCTATATTTTTCACTTCATCGAAGATATTATCAATATTTGTGATTGCTTTGACATCTCCGTCATTATTAGGAGATAAATGACTATCGCCAGTAATCATGATATATTTTGCTGGTTTAAAATCCGGTCTTTTTGTTGATTCCATTGTTCTCACATCTACTGCTGCAGTAGGAGGTGTTTTAAATAGTGAGTTTGAACCGTATCTTGTAAATCCCATTTCTTCTAATGCTAATGCCATTGGTATAAGTCCACCATATAAGTATTGAGAATAAATGAGTATAATACCCTCTGAGATAATACCTGTTTGTTTGTTATGTATCGTATCACAAATGCTTTTTATCTTTGAACTATACTTGCCGATATTATCTTGATCAAAGAATGCACCATAACCTGCTTTATATTCGTAATTTAAATTTTTATTGAATGACATTACTGTAGAGAGACCTTTATGACCATATAATTCTGATATTCTTACATTGCCATATAATTGTTCGTTTAGTTCAGAATCTTCCGTGTTTACATCAGCGTCCAAATCTGATAATAATTCTTCATCTTCTGCTGGCGAATTCACCCCCTTTGCGGGAGCACCCCCTCCCATTTCATCAGAATTGGCTGTATTCTGGTCAGATTCTTCTTCTTCTTCTTCTTCTTCTTCTTCTTCTGCGGGTATATTTTCATTAGCTTCTTCGAGAGAAGAGTTAGACGAAGGAATAACAGGAGAAGGAGAAGAAATAGCAGGAGATGCTTCAGTCGAAGGAACAATAGAAGAGATAATTGAAGATACAACAGAAGAAATAGAGGATGGTGCAGCAGAAGAAATAGAGGATGGTGCAGCAGAAGAAATAGAGGATGGCATAGCAGAAGAAATAGAGGATGGCATAGCAGAAGATATTTCAGTATTTATTCTCTCTAATCCAGGATATGCGATAATAAGTGTTTGTATCAAAGGTTGTAAAATAGTATATCCAAATGATTCCATCTCTTCTAAATTTTTATTCTGTATATAATTTTGTAATATGTAATTATATACTTCATTTTGATAAGAACCGATCTCCGTCAAATATAAACTGAATGCATGTTCTATATTTTCGGCAGGTATTGGATTTCCATTCATCTTCATAGTAGGAAACAAATATCTAGGATAAGTATGTTCAGGAGAGAATAAACTAGGATATACTCGAAATGGAAATGTATAAGGATTTTCACCCCTAACATATGATACATATCCTGTCGCTTTTTGGGTCAATAGGTCTTCATCAATTAAATCGTCATTATTATCAAAGACATCACTACTTCGAATAATTGATCGTCGATCATTCATATTCATCATGTTTAAAATCCATACCAATTCTTTACAACTATTAAACATTGGAGTTGCCGTTAAAAAAAGTAATCTAAGATTATTCGCATTCTTAACTAATTTTTGAAATGCCTTGGATGCAATCTTATCTTTTCCATTTTTACTATCTGTTATATTTTTCATGTTCTGTATTTCATCAATAATAATCAAACTATTGTTAAACTCTCTGCGTAAATTATATACAGAAATATCTGTCATATCATCTCCAATCACTTCATTTATTCTGTGTGCAAATTTGACATATCCATAAAACTTATAATTTTTCTTAATTAATCTATTTACTTCTTTCACAATCGTGGCACGACTGACTCGAATATTTGTAGGATTGACTTCATTGATTAACTGATTCCCTATTATATTATTCATTGTCCATGGTTGAGTCTTACTCATTTTTGCCTCATCGAATAATTGAAGTTTAAAATTATCAACAACATTTGAAGAAGCAACAATGATAATCTTCTTTTTAACACCGATCCTTTTTAAATATTCTCTCATTTCTTCTGCAATACCAATTGCAGTTAATGTTTTTCCACTTCCTAATCCATGAAATAATAGTAAACTGTTATATGGTGTTTGAAAAGAGAGATAATTTCGGACAAAATGTTGATGAGGTGCCAATTCAAAATCCGCATTGATGATTTTATTTGCGAATTCATCAAAGTTTTCTTCATTTTTTTCTTGACTTTCAACAATTTCATGTAAAGAACCATCATATTTGGTTTCTTGGAATTCTTTTTTCTCCGCGATTTTAGCATTAAAGTTCTTATCATTTAATGTTGGATACAGAAAATCATCTGGTGGTTGTGTTACTGATTCTTCTCTCTCTTTTATTTCTTTTTGAATTAAAAAATCATTACAAGACTTACTGTATTTATTTTTTGATTCTTTACATGATGTTTCAAGAGGAGTTACTTCTTCTGTAGAAATATCAGTAAACAAAAGAGGAGGTTCTATAATTCTTTCATTGATATCATTTTGAATAATAATTTTCTCTGGAATCAGAGAAATCAGAGAAACAGCTGGAGCAATAGGAGAAGGATTCAGAGAAGGATTCAGAGAAAGAATAGGAGAAGGCGTTTTCTCTAATACAGGAATAATCTTCTTTGTTCTAGGTTTTCGTGGGTTTTTTTGAATAATAATAGGTTCACCATTTTCATCTTCTAATACAGGAATAATCTTCTTTGTTCTAGGTTTACGTGGTTTTGGAGCAACAATAATAGGTTCGCCATTTTCATCTTCTAATACAGGAATAATCTTCTTTGTTCTAGGTTTTCGTGGTTTCTTCAGAGCAGTTATATCCATTTATAATTATATTATAAAATATAATTATAATTATCACACACTAAAAACGAACTACGCATATAACAATATCGCATGCATTGTCTCATGAACCTTGCGTAAGACTGTTTTTTTCTCTAAATGATATGGTCTAATAGATTCCATACATTCATCATATGTTTTCCATTCTAATTTACTAACTTCTGCTTGTTGAAACTGTAAAGACCCAGTCGACAAATCATTGATATTGTCGGTATCTGGTTTATACACAGCAATAAAATACTTATGCTTATAAAATTTATGATTTGATCCTATAAACAGTTCTTCATATGGTATAATATTATCTATCAATTGTATTTTTTCGATGTCGATACCAGTTTCTTCATTACACTCTCTCAACGCACAATCTACATCTTTTTCCTGATAATTTTTGCGCCCTTTTGGAAACTCCCATTCTGTCTCTTTCCAATGAGTTGTGCTTTCATCAATCAAATCTTTTAGAAAATATGTTCGGTCATTATAATCAATTCCATTCATTAATAATTCATACTTGATATTTGAATTATTTGCTTCATTCTTATATAACGGATTTACAGTAACTCTTCCCCACATTTTTCTCCATAAATCTTCAAATGATTGTGTCAATAAATTGTCTTTTTCCAAGAGAGACATTTCGTTAATTTTTTTTTGAAGATGATATATATTATTCACGTTATATTTGCCGCGTATAAAGTCAATATACCCGAAACTGTCTTTTCGTCGAATCATGAGATAGTATATTTCCCCTTTCACAACCTGAGTTAAAATGATACCACAACTGATAATAGGCAATTTACATTGATGTAATAAATGCCCGGTTTTTGAACAATTATTACACAAAATCGTTTTATTCATTATATGACTTAAATAATCATCTTTTAGTTTTTAAATTCTTTTATAATTAATTTGTCATAAATAATAGTAGCATTCGGTGCGAATCGTTTTTGTTAAGAGTTTAATGTGTTTCGTATTATATTATGCCTAAATATATAAATCAATCATTTACATCCACATTAGATCCTGCGATATGGGGTCCACATTTTTGGTTTTTCTTACATACAATTGCGGTATCATATCCTCTTTACCCAAACACAATTACCAGAAAAAAATACTACGAATTTATTCATAATTTGCCTCTTTTTATTCCTGTTGAAAATATCTCAAAGTATGTTTCCAAATTATTAGATAAATATCCAGTAACTCCTTATTTAGATAATAGAGATTCATTTATTAGGTGGACACACTTTATACATAATAAAGTAAATCAAAAATTGGAGAAACCAAAAATATCATTGGAAGAGTTTTACGTCCAATATTATGAACATTATAAATCAAAAAATGTCAAATTAATAGAATTCAATAAATTACGTAGGCATATTGTATATATTTTTTTAATTGTTTTATTAGGATTTGTGATATATTATATACATTATAAGTCCTCTTTTTGAGAAAGGTTGAAAATAATATTAATATGTTGGTATATTATAATGAAACATGGTGGAACAGTTATCGAATCAGGTGGATTTGGTTGTATTTTTAAACCGCAAATAAAATGTGATCCACTGCATATAATTGGAAATACCAATATATATGACAAGACAGGTATTTCTAAAATAATGCGATTACAACATGGACTCGATGAATACGATGAAATAATCAAGTTCATTCCTATTTTAAAGACGATACCGAATTATAAAAACTACTTTATTATTTCACAGTTTACGATTTGCCGTCCTGTTAAACTTACTAAATCTGATTTGAAAGATTACGATACAGTGAATTGTTCTTCGTTAAAGAAAAAGGGAATTACAAAAGACAATATAAACGATCATTTGAGCAAATTATTGACATTAAACATGCCATATGGTGGAATAGATCTAGACTGCTATATCAGCAAAAATCTATATGATTCTGCGCGTATCATAGAATTCAACAATAAAATGATTGATTTGCTCGATAATGCCATATTACCAATGAACAAGAAAGGAATATATCACTCGGACTTGAAAGCAAATAATATATTAGTCAATAATGAAAATGGACATTTACGTTTTAGACTAATAGATTGGGGTCTCTCTACTATTTATTTTCCTGGTAAACAAAATGTATCTGTCGAAACAAATTATGGATTCACAGATGATTGGAAATTTATACCCGATGCATATAGAGACCGTCCATTTCAGTTCAATGTTCCATTTTCATGTATATTATTTTCTACAATTTTCAAAGAAATGTATGAATTATTTCTTATAACCAACAAACGAACTCACAAAGATATTCGTGATTTTTTACAAGAATTTGTTAAAACACATATTGAATATCGTGGTTCTGGGCATTTATCAAATTTTAAATCTATTTTCAGTAAAATGTATGGAACACCTGAATTTACAACAACAATAGAAAAATTACATGGTAAAATAGATATTATACAACAAAATGTAAATATAAAACATATTGGATATATTATCGATTATCTCTGTAATATTTTAATAAAATATACGAAAAATGAAAAATTTGATGTTTTAGGATACTTAAATGAAGTATATATTAAAAATGTTGATATATGGGGATTTGTCATGACATTTCTTCCATTAACAGAACAAATAATGCAATACGAATTAATTCAGCCATCTCAAAAAACTTCATTTTATCGAAAAATAATACATACCAGTTTGAAAGATATGATAAATATATTATTAAAATATAGCAGTTCTCCAATCAATATTGATGAATTAAAGAAGGTGTTATTATCATTGAATAAAAAGTTACAACGCTTAAGCAGAGAACCGGTATTATTACAAAAATTAAAACAGCGACAAATACAGTCTCTGAAAATACGTAGTAAAATAAAGATTCTTCGTCGAAAAATGCTTACGCGCAAAAAGAGAGAAAGTCGTCGATCAGGTAAATTATAATAAATTCAATTTAACCAAGAAAAACCCAACTATTATAATGAGTGTTCATATATTCTGCCGTTTTACTTTCTTTATACTGAAACATCTTATACGCTTCTTTGGCATGTAAGAATCGGCCTATATAACCTAAAATCATGATAATAATTAAGACTCCAACAAAACGCATGTTAATATTTTTACTAAAAAATTTATTTACAAATACATAACTTGCGAGATTCAAGAAGATTGTATAAATTGTTATGTTAACTAATATAGATAGACAGATGATTGGTATTAACTTCATAAAGGCAATCCATGACGTTTTTGGATTTGTCGTTTCCAAAAATAGTTTCGTAAACATATATATATATTATAATATTTCTTTGAAACAAATATTCAAAGAAATATACGAGGGTAAATATATCAGTTATTATATGAGACTTGAAATTATTATTATTGCCATTACCGCTGTCTTCATTTATAATGTATATTATGATGGAAATATTTTAAAGAAGATCTATTCATATAAGAAATATTTCACAATGGGTATAATTGCCATTATAGGCATATCGATTTATCTGTTAATCAAACGGGATCCCATGCAATCAAAGAAGATACTTCTTTATGCGAATAATATGATAAAATATATGCCGATAGATAAACAGACGATGAATTTTATTTCTCCTATTATTGATTTCACATCTCCCAAAGATAATAGTGGATTTATGATGGGAATGAACAATAATTCACAATCACCTACAAAAGGTTTCAATGGTAGTGGTGGCAGTGCTACTAAGAGATCAGTATCTGAAACAAAGAAGAAATATGTAGCGTCGCAACAACATTGGAAATGCGGTGAATGTCATCAACAGTTGAACCATACTTTCGAAATAGATCATCGTGTAAGATTAGAATATGGTGGTGGAAATAATGTGGAGAATTTGGTGGCACTATGTAGGAATTGTCATGGAGAAAAAACTGCTAGTGAGAATATGTAAATCATAATATTTATATAATATATACTATTAATGGAAGCGGCAGCAACAGGAGCAAATAAACCCCCGCCAAAGGATTCTGAAACAAAAAATATATTGAACGCAATTGATTATAAAAATCTCGGTAATTATTTTGGTAATCCTGTGATAATAACTATTTTATATTTCATTATTTTAATCAGTTTTATTGTGGTATTATTTTCAACGACATATGTGACGATATCATCATTAATTACAATATTTTTCGTATATCTCTTAATAAAGCAAATATATTATGCGCTTAATGATAAATCAGGTAAGGCTGCAAGTCTTTGGTCATTTGCGTTGCCCATCTTTTTAATTATTTTTACATTGGCATGTAATGCTTTTTTACCGAAAAGTTCAAAGTTTGTCTTAACGAATCAAAGTAACATAATTCAAAATATACAAATGCCAATATATTCTATTTTATATGCTTCAATTATATACGGTATTTTCTTCATATTTATGTTAATATATCATACATTTGACAAAAATAAAATTACATTATTATGCGTGTCATTCTTTTTCATCATATTATCTTCAATGTATATTGTAACAAGATCAAATTTGCCACAAGATGTGACAAAAAGTCAAACAACTTCAATGATGATAAATACACTTGTTTATACACCTCTTGTTGCTTCTTGTATTTATATTATATACGTATTTATGACGTATAAAGGGTTCATACTCAGTGGCTATAATGATATTAAGAACACGTCTTTAATGAATAATATTACACGCGTAATACCTACACCAGCTGCATCAACGATTACGAATATGGAAGAACAGTTGAATAATCTCAAACAATATGATACATCAGGATCAAAATCATCGTCAAAGACAGAATCATTCATGCCTGGGCAGGTTGCGGTTGCCAAAGATTTATCAATATATGGTTTACTTATTATTTATGGAATCGTATTTCTAGGATGTTTCTTTACATTTTTGAATACGACAGCCAATACGAAATATAATTCATTGAATGAGTTGGTTATCATACTGATAAATGGATTTATTATATCGGTTATTGCAGTTTTAACAATGAAAATGACTTCTGCTGGTTTCTCTTCGTTTCAAAATGATTCGATTAAAGAATTAAATAAATCAATGAAAACTGCTGAAATTAAAAGGGGGCAATATTTTGGTAGGTTGGGATTAGAAAATGAGGAATATGGAGTTCTCGCATTGTTAATAGTATATAATGTTGCCATAGCAAATGTATTTAATAATGATTATTTCAGTAAAGATAATGAGATATTTGTCAAGTTTCTCTCTTCATTCATTCCGTCTTCGTATATAACCAAATATGAAAATAGTCTACCAACTCTTAGTATCATAATTACATATATTATTACATTTGCGATATATTACAAAGTAATAATGAAAGAGAGAAATGTAAAGAACGATTCAGACTTACTAATGTTTTTCATTACATTAATTTTATTCATAACAGTAATATTATACATAAATGGTAGTAAATTGGCACAAGGTTCTTCATTGAATAATGGTATTTCGCCTTATATATATGCGATTATAGCATTTGTGATCATTTTCTGTGTAGGATTATTTCTCATATATATATCGACAAAACTGAATATGAATCTCGCGTTTTTTAATATGGAAAAAGATCAGTTGATGCAATCAATTACAGTATCTCTTTTCATCCTGTTTGGTATTTTTTTCTTATTTTCATTGATTAATTGGATCATCCAGTTATTTCAAGTATTTACATTTAAAAACTCAGATGGTTCATCAAGTGTCTTTGGGATTATATTAAATTTTGCAATTATCATCACGTTATTGGCGATTATATACAGAATGATGTCATATAGTAATTTATTCAAAGGGTCAACATTTATAACAGACAGTCCATTATCGCAACTCATAATAGGTTGTATTTTCTATATACCTTGTTTGCTGATTGCACTGATCGATATATTGTCAGGTTATTATAAAAAGGGTTCAACTGTTATGGTAAATGCGATGAAACGAGCATCAACCGGTGATTTGGCAAGTTCAGTTTCTTCATTACAAATTACGCCAAGTAGAACAGATATTATTTTGCTGATTCTTATAGTCTTATTATATCTCATATATTATAGTATTCCATACACATATACATTATTTTCATCGCAAGGTGGACAGCTTCTATTAAAAGAGCCTGTATATACAGATAAAGAAATAGTTTTAGCAACATATACATCATTGAATCCTCAAGTAAATTCGACAAAAAAATCATTTAAACTATTTAATTATGATTTTTCATGGTCGAATCCAGATTATAACGCAACGCAAGTGATTACTCATTCTTATAATTATGCATTATCATGTTGGATTTTTATAGATGCGAATAGCACAGCAAATAATCGAGGCGATACTTTTCATTCTCTTATAAATTATGGTGGAAAACCAAATGTTCAGTATAGAGGAAATGATAATCAAATGATAATAACAATTGAAAAAATGGATGTATCAGGAAATCCAACATTATATGAAGGAAAAAAGTATGATTTAGATGATGATGGAAATTTCATTGTTTATAGAAACAAAAATGTATTGTTACAAAAATGGAACAATATAGTGATCAATTATAATAGCGGCATTTTAGATATATTTATAAATGGTAAATTACAACAATCGTTTAATGGAGGATCTATTCCTTATATGAAATTGGATAATATCACAATAGGAGAGAAGAATGGATTACATGGAGGTATATGTAACGTTGTCTATTTTAGCGATGCATTAAATATAAAGCAGGTGTATTATTTGTATACTTCGGTAAAAGATTTGAATCCTCCTATATTAATGAATTATTATGACAGTTTATATTTAAGTTCAATAAAGGTTGAAAATGCGACAGAAAAGATTGGGTTAAATCAGATTGCGAATTGATAATTATAATGAAATAATAAATTTATTATTATATATTATTATAATAAATGAACATTCGTATGATTATATTTACGACAATTATCATTATCATATTAATATTGATAATACGTTATTATGTGGTAAGTAATCCAATATTAACTAAATTAAGTAATGCTACTGTTCCACAAACAATATCTGCCAGTTCTTTAGGATCATCTAATAGCGTTGGAAGTTCAAATTTTGCATTTTCAATATGGTTTTATATAAGCAACTGGAATTATAGGTATGGAGAGCGCAAGATTATATTTGGAAGAATGAATAATACAACCGGAAAGGTTGATCCTTCAACTGATACTACTGGTGCAGGTCCATCTCCATTAGTATCTCTAGCTGCTATATCAAATGATTTAGAAATAGCATTAGCATATTTTCCGGATAAATTAACAAGTGGAACTTCATCAACACCATTTATTTCCTGTCCAATACAGAATATACCTATACAGCAATGGGTCAATTTAACAATAAGTGTATATGGTAGAACATTAGATACATACATAAATGGTAAATTAGTGAAAACATGTTTATTGCCAGGTGTAGCAAATGTGAATCCGGCAGCAAATGTATATATTACTCCAAATGGTGGATTCGAAGGTTCAACCACTAAATTCTCATATTATTCTTATGCATTAAATCCAGAACAATCTTGGGATATATATCAAAAAGGATATGGAGATGGTATGTTCTCGAATATATTTGGCAAATATCAATTGAATTTTACATTATCACAAAATGGAACTGAAGAGGCTAGTATAACTATTTAATAAAATAGTGAAATTATTTTATTAAACCGTTGAAGGTCAGTTACATTCGTCAATTTATAATGATGGCCTTTAGGGTATCCTTTTTCGTTGATATAAATGAACAAACAAACAAACAACTAACGTATAGTTCTTTCTTATCTTATATTATTATATAAGATATGGATTCTATAACAGAAGATTATACAAATACTGTAGATGAATTAAAAAATGGCCTAACTAACATTGGAAATAATATAGACAGTTACAAAAAAGCAGGTGAAAAATGGGTGGGCGATAATAGTGGAGGTATTCAAGCAATTGGATCAAGTGTTAAAAAAACGTTTGATGACAGTAAAGAAAATATTTCAATAGCTGCCTCAGGAGTAAGAACAAGATTTTCGGGTTTTTTCGATTTTATGGAATCGAATAGTTTAGTCGCCAAATTTTCATTTTTGCTTTTAGTGATTTTTCTGTTTATTATATTATTGGGAGTAGCAGTGAATTTGATTGCGAAACTGTTTGATAATAGTACAGAACAGAAGATTATTACTGGAATGATTAATGCGAGTTCTCAGATGTTGACGATTACACAAGATCCAAAAATGAAGGGTTCTAAAACAATATATCGTTCTAATAATGCTAATAGTGGAATTGAGTTTACTTGGTCAGTATGGATATATATTAATGATATAGGCGTTTCAAATGGAAAATATAAGCACATATTTAGTAAAGGCAATTATGGACCAAATGAACAAGGATTAAATTATCCAAATAATGCTCCGGGTCTATATATTTCTCCTGATACGAATCAGTTAAGCGTAATAATGGATACATATGAGGTAATTGGCGAAGAAGTAGATATCCCGGATATTCCAATAAATAAATGGGTTAATGTTATCATTGTTTGTAAGAATAAATCATTAAATGTCTATATAAATGGAACGATTACAAAAAGCGTAGAATTGATTGGAGTTCCAAAGCAAAATTATGGAGAAGTATATGTCGCAATGAATGGTGGGTTTAATGGATATATTTCGAATTTATGGTATTTTAGTTATGCGTTAGGAACGGTAGCAATTGAAAATTTGGTAAAGAAAGGACCTAATACTACAATGACTGACAGTTCTACGCTGAATAGTAAGAATGCGGATTATCTTTCTTTGAGATGGTATTTTGATGGAACCAATAGTGAGTTCTTCCCTTAATTCTTTTATCATAATTTTTAAAAAGGTTAGGCTAAATGACTTCACTTTACAAAGTGGGTTTAAAGATTAAAAAATAATAATATTATTCTATTTATATGTGGAACACAATATCTAAAATGTTTGGTCTTGGTAGTAGTGAACAAAAAATTAATACTGGTGCAGCATTACATCAACCAGTTCCAATACCATCATCATTGACTTCTGTTACAACTGGAGGAAGAAAACATAAACGGCGTTCAAATAAACGTAGAATAACTCATAAGAAAAGAACAAATAAAAGAAAAAGATAATATATGTCTTGTTTAGGAAAATATTATGATCCAAACCCACCGAGGGAATGGAATCGTTTTCATAATAGATGTAGTCAACCAGATAATCCAAGTATATCTCTTGCAGAAGGTTATCGATTACAGATGATGAGAAAGGGAAACGTGCTTCAGTATAAGAAGAATGAAACACAATTTTCTAAAAAACAGAAGTATTGGCGATTGGCGAACAGACAGTTTACTTCATGGGCGTCGCAAACCGCAACTGTATCGGATCCAAATATTGGATTGTTAAAGAGAATCAATTCGACTTATATTATTGCTCCACAATCGAATAATATAATAGATAGTAGTTCTATCACAAGTGTTCAAAATGCGAATTGTATACCGATGATTAATCCAGGTAATATCAATAATTTGCCTGACCAACCTACTTCAGGTGGACAACCACCTCCGCCTCCAATTCCACCTCAACCAATTATTGATGGAACAGTTGTAATTCCTCCAAATATAAAACCGAGTGATGTAATATTATATTTAATTGAAGATGGTGGTACTTTATTATGTAATAAAATAGTTGCACCGTGTAGTGGACAACTTCTACAAGAGTTTCGCTCGGGTGATTGTTATCCGACATCATTTTCAGATGTTCCAGGGAAATCGCGGTTATTATGTTGGTCTGGAAGAGAAAAATCATATTTCCCGAAAGTAAAGAGAACATATGGAACAAGCAATAATAAATGGCCAGTAAATGCTAAATTTATACGATCTGCAAAACCAGTGAACCCGATGTTTTCATTGGGTCTTTAAATTGTTGTTTATATTGATATTTACCTTTCTTTGGCATTTGGTAAATATAAAATCAAATTATGCTCTTAAAGAAGGATTAACACATATATCTCGACTAGGGAATATATCACCAGACATACAGTCATCATTTTCCCCGACTTGTAAACAAGTTCGATATCCTCTCTCTTCTCCAATATAACACCATCCTGTTTTATTATTTGATTTATTATTACTGCTATAAGTGTCATCCGCTTGAGGCGTTTGTGTCGTTTGACTATTATTTGATTTTGTAGCATTATTTAGTGCTGTATCCAAAGAAGTATCACTATATGGATTAAAATTAGTTGTATTGGCATTGGTATTGATATTATTGGCATTGTTGGTGTTAATTCCAATAGTAGAATTTCCACCACCACTTCCAATTAGATCATCACCATAATCTTGATTATGTGTCGATGAAACTGTGTTATTTGTTATTTCATAAGGCGATGATAAAGATGATGCCATTGTCATAGGTGAACTATCTTGTTGAGATGATGATGGAACAACATTATTAGAAGGAGTAGATGGTTTGCTATTATCTTGAGTTAAATTTTTAATATAACTCGATATAGCCGGGTTATTCCAACATAAATGAACAATAATAGCAATAAATATAACGAGAGAAAGAACAGCAAGAAATATCCAAAATCCTGAATTAGATGAAGGACCTGGAGGCGGAGGTGGAAGAGCTGGACTCGATTTTATAATAGTATTTGAAAATATACTCGGTTGTGGTTGTTGTATTTGATTATCCATATTTATACTTGTCATTTATATATTATTAATTTAAACTCAATAATATATAAACAAATTAAAAAGCCCAGCCCCAATTTCATTCTTAAGAGAGAAAATTATTTATTAAAGACCATTAACTATTCTACATAATCTTCTTTTTCTAAATATTTAATTAGTATTTCATAAATGATTTTCTCTGTAATTTTCGTAATATATATATATAAAATATGTATATATCATTATCGTCGTCCTATGCAGGTAATGCTTGCGCGGTTAAACAAAGTATTATTAATTACACAAAACAAAATTGTGAAACACAATTTTTTGATTGGTTGGTAGTAAGTATGAAAAGTATAAATCAAATATTAGAAAATACGCCTATTTTATTTGAAAATAATTATATATATCCAAATCCATTAAACAGTACATCTATTAATTTTAAAAATTTTGATTTATTAATTTCACATCATGATATTCATATATTTAATGAAAATAGTATAAATGAAATTACTGAAAAATATACCAGACGTTATGAAAGATTAATTAATACAATTAAAGAACAACAAACTATATTTTTTATTAGGTATTGTAAAAAATCAAATGACATACAAGAAGAAGAAATAAATAAATTTTGTAAAAATATTATTAATATTAATCCTAATTTAGCATTTAAATTTATTTTAATTAGCGATTGTGATAATTTAATAATACCAAAACCAAATATTTTATTTAAAGATCATTTTATTTATATTAATTTAAATAATTATATCGATGATGTAGTATTGAATGAAAAGATTGAATATTCTCAAATTATTAAAAAATATAAATGCATATTTAATATTGTAAAATAATTAGTGTTCTAAATGTGTAATTTTACTTCTTGTATTTATTAAATTTATATAATTTGTTGAAAATTGTACTACATACCCTTCTTCATCATTTTAAAGTCAATAAATACAAGAATTGATTCAAAGATGCTAATATTTCATCTCGTATAGTCCAAAGATCGGCATTAGACATTGTTTTCATAAATGGTTCATTTTCCAAATTAACTAAATAGTCTTTAAATGATGCGATTTCTCTCTTCATTCCTTTATCAAAAGTGTTTCCACTAGAAAAATCTATTAGAGGTATCGACTTTACTGTTGTCAAATTGATACGTGCTCCATCCATTTTCCCAAGCAATACTTCAACAAATTTATCCATATTTCCATTGAAAGATGAATACAATTCATCACTTGCTTTGTGTGCAGCATAATTAAATGTTTTCCAATGATACAATTTCACCATATTCAATACAACCAAAAAACGCATAATAAGTTGTTCTTTGAAACCAAGTTTTCTAGTACTTTGTCTAGAAAATGTTTTGGTTCTTTTTTTCCTTGAGAATGATGGCATTATATATTATTTCATTATATTATATATGCTGAAATACAAAAATATTATTAATGATAATAATAATAAAATCCTATACTAATTAATATTACCAAAATCGTCCATCCTGTAATATGATCTAACGTATCCATAGCAGTGATAGCTGATTTCGGTAATGCTTTAAATTTTTTTTTATATTCAGTTGGTTTAAAAGGCAAAAAAATATATCTTCCAAAAGGAATAATTGTTGGTTGCATTTTATCAATACAATGATAACTATAATCATACCAAGCCAATGCAATATAAGGTATCCATAATAAAAATAATAGGACTATAATATTTTTTGAAGGAAAATACCAATATCCTAAAACAATAAGCAATGTAAATATAATACATTTTATATTAAAATGAAATGGATAATTAGGAAAAATACCACCCGACATATATTATAAATATTTATAATATATAAAAAAATCAAATATTATTTTCGTTCATAATCGTGGAATAAAACTTTCACCAAAAGTATTCATTCGATCTAACTTCTCAATCGTTTTATCCAAATTAGACTTTTTCAGAGAAGAGAATAAATAATCTGTATTGGGCGAATGTTCATTCTTCTTTACCTGTTTATATATATTGTCGATTTGTTCTACCAATTGTAAAACCTGTTGTTTCTCTCTTATAATTTCTTCATCAACTGGTACAGATTCAGTCAAGAGAGAAATCGCAAAATAAATAATAAAGCGCCGTTTCTTAGAAATAGCGTGTGTATATTTTAATGAAAATATGTTCAACAGACTATCAACGATACGCTTAATAAGCGCACCATGAGTTTCCGCTTCTCTCAAAAGCACATCCCACAATAACCAAACGATATCCATTTGATATTTACTATCCACAGGAATCATATCTCGTCTTTCACATTTACATTTAATCTTCTTTTTCATACAGACGCATTCATACTCTAACAACCATTCTACCCAATAACAAGCAGAGAGAGTATTCTTACCATCTTTGGAAATATTATAAGCAAATTCATTGATAGGAATAAATAGTTCTTTTGGATCTTCGTTCATCATAATCGTTCCATAATTGACATTAGGTGCCTTAAATCTCTCTGTCATTGAAGTCATATCAAAATCATCTTTGTGAACCTTAATTTCATCAAAACTGTGTCGTCTTTTAGCATGACATAGAATACAAATTATTTCGGCGAATAATTTTCTTATTTTAGAATTATTTCTCATAGGTAAATCATTAGCGAGATATCCATTTGCGACAATGGTTTTAAAACTCTGGATTCGAACATCTAAGTATATTGCAAGTTTAGGATTTCCTAAATGAATAAATTTGCTGTAAAAGAAGAATATGATTTCCCATAAATCAGAATAATGACCAGCACAAATGAACTCGACACTCCAATAACATGCTTGTTCAATCTTAGATTTAATTAAATTATCGAGTAGTTCTTTTTTAACATCAGTTTTTTTAAATCCAGAGAAAGTAACTGCTTTAAATTCCTTCGATTCTCTCTTATCATTAATTTCGGTATTTTCATTCATATAAACATATAAAGTATATAATAACAAAAAAAATAACAACAATACATATAAAGATGAATCCAGCAAAATCATTAACAAAGATATATAATAATATGACTACTTGGAGTAAAATATTGTTACTATTTGCTCTTTTATTAATAGGCTATTCTATTTTTTCTATAAAGAGAGAAAACTTTCAAAATACTAAGAACTTTGTATTCAATGATGGACCCAGTGTATATGATGATTTTTATAGTGAAATATATGACTTAATGGTATATAGTCAATCCAAGGATCAATACGAAATCGGTGAGATTCTTAATCAGACAACGCCAACAGAAGAAAGTATTATATTAGATATTGGTTGTGGAACAGGACATCATGTTGCCTTATTAGAATCAAAAGGTATAAAAGCGATTGGCATAGATAATTCTACAGCAATGATAAATAAAGCAAAGAAGAATTATCCAGAATATAATTTTATGGTTCAGGATGCGCTCGATGCGAGTGCGTTTAGATATCAATCATTTACACATATTTTATGTATGTATTTTACAATTTATTATATTCAAGATAAGATGCAATTTTTCAATAATTGTATGGGATGGTTGAAACCAGGTGGATATTTAGTTGTCCATTTAGTTGATAGAGATATGTTTGATCCTATTCTACCACCAGCGAATCCTTTGTTGATGTTGACGCCACAGCGTTATGCCAAAGAGAGAATTACCAAAAGTAAAATACATTTCAAAGATTTTAATTATACTGCTAATTTTGATTTAGACAATAATACCAGTGTAGCGAAATTTAAAGAGAAGTTTGAGTTTAAAGACGGACGTATTAAAAAACAAGAACATAAAATGTATATGCCAACTGAAAAAGAGATTGTTGTAATGGCACAGGAATCAGGCTTTATATTACATGGAATAATCGATTTGATCAAATCAGGGTATGAATATAATAACCTGTATATATTTGTAAAACCGAATTAATCCGATATTAATTTACTAATATAGATATATAGACTATGATATATACGACATATATTTTAAAGCATAGTGTAGATATTAATTATGATGAACTGATCAATGATTCATTGAATATTTATTTAGGCTTGTCATTATTACTGTTTAAAACGAAAAATACTGGAAATGTCAATGTTGATCAGTTATCGCAAGAAGTGATATTACTATACGTTAACATGCAATATCAATTACTTTTATTTGTATCCTTACTGATGGTTATACGAAATACACAAAATAAAATATTTCAAATGGTTCATCATTATTCAGAGAAGTTGAGTACAGAAAATTCTCTGACAATTGATGAATTAATCGAAAAATTAATACGTAAACAACATTTAAAGAAAATCAAAATGAAAGGTGGAGATAGAAGACGTCATCGTAACAATAAATCGAAAAGGACAAAAAGAAGAAAGCATAAGACGAAGAATCATAAAAAATATGGTTCTATAAATCGTAGTTCTCAACGAAGTAGTAATAGTAGTCGAAGAAATAGCATAACTCGGCGAAATAGTAAAAGGGAATCTGGTATATTATTTTTATTGAAAATACTTATGATTTCTTGGTTAAGATTATCATGTTTCTTTGTTCCTTCAGTTAGTGCTAACATAACAAATGCACCAAATACTTCAATGTATCAAAATGATAATATTTCAGTCACATTTAAACCACAAAATGGTTCAGGAATACTTAATGTTGATATACCTGCCACAGTAGCTAGACAGATTGAATCAAATACGACCAAGGTTTCTGCAGAAGTAAATGCCACGGCTGAGAAGAATTTAAGTAATGGATATTTTAGTTCATATCTTGGAAGTATGATATCAGGAAGTTTAAATCAAGTATATTCGACAATATATACTATTCCAAAAGATGAAGTTACTGCTGAACAACTTGCCGAGTTAAATGTAACAGTTGATAGTTTATCGGAGGCATTAGAGATTGCAAATAATACAATTGTTAGTCAAAATACATTGAATGATTTGAAAATAGAAGAAGAACAAGAGGAAGAAGAAGATGATTATTCTATTACAGCACCAATAGATCTAGATTATGCGGGTCCGTCAAAACCTATTCCATTAACACCTCAAGGATATTCATTTGGTTTTACTAAAACAGCACAAGAAAATATTGAAGATATTAAAAATCCAGAAAAAGTAAATAGTTTTTGGGGATTAGCGCCTATTACTGCTCCTAGAACGGCAATCGCATTTTTAAAAGAAAATGCAGCAATAACTCGTGGTTTACAACGAGAATTAGATAAGAATATGATTGAAGTAAGAGAATTATGTGTTGATTTATTTCAAAAAACAAATGGTATTGGATTATTTGAAGATGAAGCTGTGAATTTACTAAAAGAAAATATTACAGCTGCTATAGAACCTGTATCAATTTCATCATATTTCGTGACAACTGCTGCCCCAAAAGAGAGAAAACCTGCAGCGGGTCTTGTTGCAATAGATGTGATGAAATCGATCGATGATAAAGGAAGTGTCGCAAATTTAGTAGCATCACAGAATTTGACTGCTGTTGATAGAGAAAAGTTTGTTGAGGCGCGTATAGAAGAAGGATTATCTTATTGTAGAGGTATATTTACTGGTCCATACATTGAAATGACTACTCCAAAAAATGAAAATGCCACTGCTGGAATAAACGAACAAGTATCAATCAGGTTATCGAAAGAATATATGAAGAGTGGAATAATTGGTGGTTACAATATTACGATGCCTTTTAAGATTTTTTTAAGTCAATTACAATTATTAAAACGGAGATCAACTGCATTACAAAAGAAAATATATGAAGCTGCTGTGGGGCAAAAGATGACTTTATTCTCCAGTTTCTATCCGGATGTGACTCCAGAAGTTCAAACAGAATTGAATAGATTACAAGATGTCTCAGAGAAAGCGGATTTATTTGTTGAATTAATAAGAAAATTAGATGACAAACAGCATATGTTCTTTAAAGTAGATGATGAAGAAGTAATAGGGAGAGAATTTGATGTTATCAATGATGATATTAAAATGGATATTGTAAAAGTGAAAAAATTGTTGGATGAATATGGTTCATTTTTGCCTTTAGAAAAAAGAAAGATTGAAGAAAATGCACAGGTTATGGCTCAAAAAGAATTGACAAAGGCAAGAGCGGCGCGAATTGTGGCAGAAGCAGAGACTATATCGAAATATATGAAAGCAAATGATACTTCAAGCAAAGCGGAGGCACAATCGAGGTTATTAGATGCTAATGCAAAGGTCAATAAAAATAATGCGAGAGAAGCACAATTAAACATGGATTGGATGTTTACTAGCATAAAGGGGTATATGAGTGGTATTACGAATTTAGTTGGTGAAGGTATATGGAGTATGATAATAATGATTGCTGTTCCCGTAGTATTACTTGGCGGTGGATCTTTTACAGTTCAATACTTTCTCTCTAGACAAGCAATGTCTATAGCAACAAATAAAGTAAAAGGTGCTGTTTTTGGATCAAAAAATAAAGTAGTGTTAGATAGTCCAAATGATACAACGATTGTTGATGAAGATAGTTATGGTTATAACATGGGTGCTGGTGGAGGCATAGTAAAAACGAGAATGATAGAAAAACATAATCATAATGATGATCCAAATATGTTAGAGAGAATAAGAAATTATTATAATATACATCCCGAATTGAAAAATATATTATTTATATCTATACGTCACGAAGGGTATACTGATAGAATATGTGTAAGATTTAAAGGGTTGAATTCAACCAAAACAAAATTGTTAATTGAAACATCTAAAACTGGTAGCACAAATATGGGAGTTTTCAGAGAAATTGATTATAATGATACTATATTAGATCCAATTAGTAATCCTGGTTTCTATACAACAGATTCTTTATTTATACGATGTGTCAATGATTTTGAAATGAAAGATAATCAAGTTTTATCACAAAACAAAATAGAAAAAACCAAATTAGACGTTCATAGCATGTTTTTTCCAGAGTTACCAGAATCACCAGAATCACCAGAATCTGGTCCTCCTCCTCCTATATCTCCTGCTAGAAAACAACGCGATACATACAAAAAAAATACCACTAAGACATTATTAACTCGTAAAGTTGGACAAGGTCTTAGTAGTCTACAAGGTCGATTACCCAACTTACCTGATGAAGAAAGGTTAAGATTGGCGATTCAATTACAGATGCGTCAGCGTGAACAAGAGAGAGAAAGAG